TTGTAAATTAGAATTTATTTGTATATTTGCAATGCAATGCGGAGCAATCCAATCTGCTACCAGAATAAAATCCTACTATTTATAGTGGGATTTTGTTTTTTCAATTGAATTATAAACTTCTTCAAATTTTTCAAATAGTTCTTTTTTAGTAAATAAAACAGCTTTACCATTATTAATGATGATTATTTGATTAACCCACTCTTTTTTATACGAGTTAAGTTTACCTTTAATTTTAGCCGTAACATCTTTTGTATTAAACTCTTTAAAATTTTTAAAGTCAAATACCATTATCGAAGCACCTTGCTTTTTCAAAGAATCAAATGCAGACATTACTCCTCTTAATGTTGACACTTCCTTTCTATCGGCTAATTTTCCATTTATAAAATATTCAGGATTTTTATACTTGTCTAAATTAATATGCCCTCTAATTTCAACATTCATTTTTAGTTCATCTACAATAATTTTAGCACTTTCTAAATTTTCTGCAAAGTCCTTTTTATCATAAAAAATATTTACTTTCACACTTTTACCTTTGTTACTATAAGCATTTTCCAAAGGTGCATTCAACTTCATCAATTCACTATTCCGAACGGCTCTATCATTGGTTTTTAAGAGTTTAAAAAACTTATGGTTATTGGTGAAAATTTCTTCATCTATTCCTACATTACCTGGCATATCCGGAACGTCTAAATCGGCTATTTTGTCTTGCGTAACTTTTTCCGCAGTTTGGACTACATCACAACGGCATCGCCATCCGTTTGGCGGATAATAAATGCCCCAAAACGGGTCGTCAACTGGTTTCACAATTCCATTAAGCATAACGTGTTCATCTCTCACCTTTCCGTCTCCAGTGGTTCTGTAACGCAAGTTTGGAAACAATTCTTTTTCGGCTTGTATTTTTTGCCACTTATTTGCCATCTGTGCCGCAGCTCTAGCGGTTTGATATTCGGCTTGTAACCAATGTTTGTTGTATTGTGCGTTTACTTTACGCACTAGTTGACTATATTCGTTAAATGGCCGCATTTTGCCGTCTTGAGAGTACAACATTTTGTTTACCGTTTCTAACATTGCATACGACTTGGCACCTGCAAAAGTGTAAAGGTTTTTTTTGAGTTCAGTTACAACGGTATCTTCCCCTTTTTTGGTGTATTGCGTTTCCCACGATTTACCAAAACCCTCTTTTGCACCGCTAGACAAATCTTTATAAGTTTGCTTTATCAACTCAATATTCAAGTCTTCAGGTTTCATTTTTCCTTCTTGCAATTGTTTTGCGATGGTATCAATCAAATTTTCATAAACAGAAAAGTCTAAAGCTTCAATAAAAGGTTCTTGACCTGTACAGGTAGCGCACCCGCAATCTTGCGAATGGTAGGAGGCTTCAATTTGTTTAAAAATTGCTTCTACTTGACTTTTTTTTTTAACTCTAAATCTTTTTGATTAGGCTGTTCCCCTCCTTTGGAGGGGTTAGGGGAGGCTTTCTGTCCCAAAATTGGCACTCCAGTTTGTTGCTCTACCCACTCGGGATCTATCTCAAATTGATTGCCTAGAATATTCACAAGCTCTGCAGTTTCTTTTGACGTTCGTATTTCGGCATTGTCCCACTCAAAGTAATGATTTGATAAGGCAGAATACACGGGAGACAACTTTATTAATCGAATAAAAACGAGCTTATTCATCACGTTTTTAATCATTAATTTGTCGCTTTCAAATCTGTCTTTTGCTAACTTAAATTGAATTTCAACCGAACCTACAAAACCTTTCTCATCGGTTAAACCTGTACCACCTAAAAAACGTTTTGATATTTCAGAGTTGGCACGTTCCACCAAAGGGTCAAATGCACCCGATGGATTGTTCGAGCTTATCGATGGAACTTCAAACTTTTCGTTTCCACGCCCAACCATAAAGTGATTGGACTTGAAACTTTGAGCCGCTTCAAAAAGTTGATTTAATCGGTTGTCGTCTTCTCGGTCTGTGGTTATGAATAAAGGCGGAACTCCGTATTTTTCAACAAAGTCAAGCCACGCGCCAATGCCTAGTTTTTTAGCCAAAACAATTGGAGCTACCTGTGCCAGCATTCCTAAATCTTTGTCCTTTCCAACCTGCAGGTAATAATTAGCCATTGTTCCGTCTTTATATGGCCATCCTTTGTCCTCTCCAGGCGTTTTGGTAATGATGCCTTTTTTAGGATTGAAATAGCCTAAAGGAATTTCGTTAACTTCCAATAGTTCGCCCATTTCATCAACATCAAATAACTCAATTAATGTTGTGCCTTGAAAGCGTGCCATTAAAATAAGGCGCACCAATTCTTCAAACCAAGTGCGCTCAAATAGTTTGCTTAACTCCTCGTTTTCTTCTCCGCTTTCACTTACAATTTTAAAAGTGGAGCGTTGACAAAATAAAATTCGTGAGTCAATTACGGATGCAAGGTGGTTGTCTAAAAGCAGGTTTTCATATAAAGTCCTTAAACTAGAGCGGTCGGGATTTTCGGGGTCGGTTGCTAATTGTATCGCACTTTTCCATTCCGCAAGATTTTTAGACTGCATCGTTACCGATTCATAATCTAATTGTCCGGAATAGTTTTTACTTGAACTATTGGCTTCTGCAACTACTTTTAATTTTCTTGGGTCAGCGTTTCGTAAAATTCGATTTTCAAGTGCTGTGTAGACGGCTTTAAAAGGATTTTCCATTAGATGTAAAAGTTTGAATTAGACAAATTGCCCGAAATAGAGTTACTAACAACGGAGCCATTAGAAGCAACCGCAGATGGAACTCCGTCAAGTCGAATAATGCCCGTTGCAACTTCTTTGAGTGTTTTCATTGCCTCATCAAATTGCTCTTTATAGTCATTTGGGACTTTGCGTGCTGCGTTTCTTCTGATAAGTTTATACAATACCAACTTTGCTAAAATTTCTTTTAACACCTCGTTATCTATCGGACTATCCTCCGCGAAAATGGTATTAACATCATACCTGGTCCCGAGATAAGTTTTTATAATAGCAATTTGAGTTAGCTCAATTTGGTCTAGTATTTCGTCATCATTTTGCGAGCTCTCGTCAATAAATCTTTCTTGAGCGTGAGATATTAAATAGTCCTTATCAATGTAAATCATATACGGTCATTTTTTGGGCGCATTAGCCCTGATTTATAGTTGCTGTTTTCAGAACCTGAAAACGTTACATACTTTTCGCATTCATCGGTTACGCCTTTTTTGGCATCCGGGTAATCGTCCTTTGTGTTGTATCCTGGTTCAATTCCAAAAAGTTGAGCCATTGCCACTTGGTGGTCTTTTTTGTGCTTTAATTTTTCGCTGTAAAAGAAACGCCCATTTTGATAATAGGGTTGCAATTGTAGCATCCTGTCATATTTATTGGCACGTGGTCGGTCTCTTTTAATGATGTTTAAACGGCAATTAAATAACCTTTCGGCATCACGAATGGCACTTTCTACAGCATCATTCCAAAATTGACTTTCAAACACCCAATGCACTATAACCGTTTCGGGTAATGATTTTTGAAATTGACACATATACGCTAAAGCTTCGTGCATTTTACATTGTTTTACAAAACAATCAATTTCCCAAAAATCTCGCTCTTTTAAGCCCTGTACTACAATAGCATTATAATCGGAACTTTGAGTTCCTGAATAGGCAACATCCCAATAACCAAAAATTATCTTGAAAGTATTTAGTTTTGGCAGCGGTGCATATTGGATGTCTTCGGCTTTAAAAATTGTACCTTCAACGTGTGGCTCATTATTAAACTCGGCTCTAGCGGCCAATGCTCCAATCTCCTTTTCCATTTGCTGGAAATAATCGCTCGAGTATTTTTGCCACCAAGTAGGCTCAAATGTTACGGGGTCGTATGAGTTCACTTGATCAATTACCCAGTCGGGGTGTATCTCCTGTAAAATGGTTTGCACCATTTTGTGAGCAAACTTATTGTTAGAGTGAATATACCTTCTAATTCCGCCGTCCATTGTTGGTATTAAATCCCTTTCAATCCAACGAGCCATTTTTAACTGCCTAACAGGATTTGCGTTTAAGTCTTTCGTTTCGATGTCGTCAGGTACAATGTGTGTAGGCCTTTTGTTTTTTACACGCAATCCCCTTACTGATTGTCCCATACCTAAAGACTGGCCAATGAATCCACCTTTTGTAATAAAAAAACCGTCCTCCCAACTACCTTGGTTGTATTGCTCTCCAAAATCATTAATGATTTGAGGATTGGACTCAAATTCCGCTCTTATATCTTCCAGTAATTGCTTTCCTCTGTCGGCATTGTTTCCCACTACAACCAAATAAATTGGCTCCTCGTTGATCCATAGCCAAAAAGGGATTAAAACGCAATTAACCACAGATTTTGCCGAGGCGCGTCCCCATTGCGCAAAACCTTTAAAGGTTTTATTTTTCTTTACCTTATTTGCAAAGTCAATATGGAAGTCGGGAGTTTCTGCGGTGGCATAATGCGGAAAGTATCGTTGAACCATAAAGCTAAAACTCTTTTTTGCCATTTCAATAGCCTCGCGTTTTTCTTTGTCACTTTCAAATGGATTAACATTAGAAAACGACCGGGAGAGTTGTAGCTTCTTTTTATAGCGTTCGAGAGTGGCTTTATCAGTTTTTTTCATCTACTTTCACTATTCTTTTATCAGCAGTATGCGTCACTTTATTTTCTTGAAAATTGTAAAAAAGTCCAGTAATTACACTGACACGGTATATACCATCGTGCAGGTGCTTTTCTTTAACAATTTGACCTACTTTAAATCCCGCACCTTTCTTTAATAGGTGGGATCCAATATTTAGGTAATATTGATTTAAGGGAGCCTTATTTATCATAAGGTTCAAAATGATTTTTAATAATGTCATCCTAGTTTAATTGATATGGTTGATAAATGAGACTCCTGAAAGTCAAGCGTTTTTAAATAAACATCTTTGTCGAAATGCTCAAGATTTTTAAAAATATCGTTCATAACTTCAAGATAAATACCTAAAGAAATTCTGTTTTCGCTGTCCATTCGCTCCAGCGCTTTAGTTTGGATGGCGACTTCTTGAGAAATAGACGCAGACTGTTGGCGAAGTGTAATAACTCGCTCTTTGTCGCCCACCGCTTTTGCCGATTTAACCTCGATATTAATTTCGAGCTGTTGGTCTGTTAATTCGCTAATGAGCTCCTTAATTTTTGAAGCCCTATTTTGCGAGCTATTCATATTGGCATCTCGCACAGACTTCCAATTCCCTTTTTCAACCCAATCGCCAATAGTCTTTTCAGAAACATTTACTATATCTGAAATTGCTTTGGCCGTAAATCCTTGATTTGTGTAGTAATCAAAAGCGATTCTTTTCTCTTTTTCCTTTGCCATACTGTTATTTCTATGGTACAAAGTTGTTGTAATCAGCTGTAAAAATTCAATTGGCTTTATAGTTCGGTATCTGTATTTAACTAATTCAGTAGTTGTGCATTACTGATTAAGAACATCCTTTTTTTTACGATGAGTTAAAACCTAAACTTTGTCATCTCAAAAAGGATAAAAAACTAAAATTTAATGCCGAAACCTAGAACATTTATAGAAGCGTCTGCAAGTGGAACAACTGGAACCATCAGAATTGTTGACCGTATTAGTGAATATTCCCAAAGTTCATCTTCTACAATTAAAACAATTGTGGATGAGTATTTGAAAACGGGTGTTGTCGATGTAGAAGTGTATATAAATAGTGCGGGCGGAAATTGTTTTGAAGCCACAGAAATGTGTAACGATTTGAAACGACTTCCAAAGGTTACTATTAAAATTGGCTCGGTTGCCGCTTCTGCTGCAACCTATTTTATGACACAGTTTCCAAGTGTCGCTTTTCCAAACTCTCAAATAATGATCCATCGTCCAAAGTTGGGAACTTATGGCGATGTCGTCACTATTAAGGCGGATTTGAAGTTGCTAGAAAACACAACCGAAGATTACAAAACTGCTTATTCAACTAAAATGAATAAAACAGTAGAACAAATCGAGGAGTTTTTTGCACAAGGCGACTATTGGATGACTGCCAATGAAGCTAAAGTTCAAGGACTGTTGGACACGATTTTAGAGCAAACCGAAGAGGTAACAGCCGAGAGTATTAAACTACTTGAGGCCGTTGCCGCTCCAGTAATTCCCGTAATTAATAACGAAACCCATAAAAAAATGGAAAGAAAACAACTGATTAGTAGATTAAAACTTTCGGCAGATGCAACCGATGCGGAAATCGATGCGGCTTTAACGGCTCTTGAAGCTAAAGCGTCCAAAACGGACACTTTGGAGGCAAGTGTAAAAGCAAATCAAGAAGCACAGGCAACCGCATTGGTAGATCAGGCAATTTTAGACAAAAAAATTACAGCCGATCTAAAAGACAACTACTTGAAATTGGCTAATGCTGATTTTGAAGGTACAAAGACAATTCTTAACGCTATGCAAGGAGTTACTAAAATTTCTGCGGAAATAGAAGAAACTGGAGCATCGGCTACAGGACGTGAAAAATGGACTTTAGAAGATTTTCAAAACAACGACCCTGAGGCATTAATGGAAATGATGTCCAAAGAACCTGAAAGATTTAAAAAACTCGAAGCGGCTTACTTCGGTTAAATCGGTTATTCCATAAGTCAAGAAATTATAAAAAATTAAGTAAAACCAAAATTAGAAGGCGGCTTACTTCGGTTAAATCCTGTATTACCTAAGTCAAAAAAAAGTAAAAAAGTAAAAAATTAAGTAAAACCAAAATTAGAAAAATGAGAAATCAGTTTAAAGGACTTTTTAAAGTCGTATTTTTATTAGCCCTGTGTTTGGGCGCATCTTTGTTGGCGAATGCCTTTGGTATGAACGACCATCACGTACAAATGGCCGCTGTAACTCCCGTTGCATTGCCAGTCTTGAATCAAACTGCAGAAAAGGAAATGATTAAGAAATTCCGCCACGATAACACCTGGTTGGGAGCTTTGAAAAGTAAGCAAAGTTGGGTAAATAATGACGTAATTAAAATCCCAAAGCGTGGTGCCGCACCAACAGTATTAATTAATAATAGCGTTTATCCTATTGTTTCTGCAGGTAGAGATGACTCTCACGTAGTACTTTCTTTGAACAAATACGAAACTACAAATACAACCGTAACTGCGGCTGAATTATATGCATTGCCATACGAGAAAGTTTCTGACGTTCAAGAGCAACACAGAGAGGAATTGGAAGATAAAACAAGCCAACACGCCCTACACTCTATCGCGCCAAACTCAAATACAGGAACTACACCAGTTTTAGTGTGTACAGGTGCACCGGATGCAAACGGACGACCAACATTAAGAGCTAAGGATGTATCCAACTTAAAAAGAAGGTTTGATAAGTTATTAGTTCCTAAAGAAGGTAGAATATTGGTTTTATGTACGGATCACGTTGCCGATTTATTGGACGAAGACAAAACGTTTACAACCCAATACCATAACGCAATTGATGGCGTACTTTCTAAAAACTTCTACGGATTTACAATTTATGAAAGTACCTACAACCCAACTTATACTGCAGGTGTAAAAGTTGCTTTTGGAGCTGTGGACGGCGCACAAGTAGCATCAATTGCTATGCACTCTAAAACTTGTTTCAAAGCATCGGGTACAGTTGTTCGTTATGCGAGAGCCGCAGAACAAGATCCAGAAAACAGACGACACACAATCGGTTTCGAGCTTTACTTTATTGGTATCGCCATTCGTGATGAAGGTGTAGCCGCTATCATAGGATAGACAGTCTGATTTATTTAAAAAGGCAGTCGAAGCCATTGCGGCTCGACTGCACCCTTAGGGGCTAAATCTTTTAAGAAATGAATGTAATTGTAGAAACTGCCGAAAAAGAAATTGGAGTAGTTGAAACTCCAAAAAACAGCAATAAGACCAAATACGGTAAGTGGTTTGGACTTGATGGAGTTGCGTGGTGTGGAATATTTGTTAGTTGGATTTATGCTCAGGCAGGAAAACAACTTCCAAAAATTGGATTTTTAAAAGGATTTGCAGGTTGTCAAACCGCTGTAGCCTTTTTCAAAAAGAAAGGTTGGATTACGACAAAGCCGGTCCCAGGAGATATTGTTTTTTTTGATTGGAACGCCGACGGTAGATATGACCACACAGGGATTTTTGTCAGGGGTATTGATAAAAAAACATTTGAAAGTATCGAAGGTAATACTTCATTAACTAATCAAAGTAATGGTGGTCAAGTAATGAGGCGCGTTAGGAACTACTCAGTTGCAATTTTTGTACACCCTGAATTATAGATAATGAAAAACGCAAACGCATACGCACTATTCAGCTGGTTTACTTCGTCAGTTCGCTTGCGCTCGTGTGGATTCCTCCTAATCATTCTTTGGATGACCAGTTGCTCAACGCGAAAAGTTGAAAGTTCAACAGTCAAAAAAGAGAATGAGGCTGAGCGATTGGAGGTCGAAAGAAAAGACTTGGAAGTAAAGGAAAACTCTAATGTTAAGGTTACCAAAGATGTAACTGAAACAGAGGACACAACTACAGAAAAGAAAACTTATTCGCCTGTAGACCCAACAAAGCCGAGTTCGTTTACAGACGATAACGGCAGTAAAAAAGAGTTGAATAATGCTTCTTATACAGAAGAAAAAACAACCTCAAAAAAAAACAAAAAAGGCACAACAAAAGCCGATTTATCTCAGTCGAAAACAACTAAAGATAAAGGATTAAAAAGTAATGGCACCAGGGCAAAAAGTAAAGAAGCAGTAAAGGGCAAAAATGCAAGCCGGACTTATTTTAGTTGGTGGTGGTTACTCCTCCTACTTATTCCAATTGGAATATATGTTTTTCGGAGGTGGCGCGATAAGATTTGGTGGGTTTAAAAACTATTTAAAAAACGAAAAAATGAACAAAGTATATTCAAAAAAAGAAATGAAAGCGAAAGCACAAGAAGTGTTTGAGCAGTATCCTTCAGAGGATAAAGTTTTCGCTCGAGAAGATGGTAACATTTTCTTTAATGAAAACTTGGCGGAACTTGGCAGAGGTAAATTAAAAGTCTACCCCTTCGACCGAAGCGATATCATCAAAACGGACAAACCCGTTGAAGATATTGATGTAGATGCAGAAAATGTAGATGGCACTCCATCAGGTGATGCTCCAGTAGTTGAAGTTCCTACCGTTGATGCTCCTGCAGTTGATGCTCCTGCAGTTGATAAAACTTTAGGTAAAAACGGCAAAAATCCTGAAACAAGAAACTCTAATACCAAGAAATAATGGCGGAATTATCAGGAGTAAAAATAGAAAAACTTCAAGGAGGTTTAGGCCGTAAAAACCCGAGTACGGACTCTCACTTTGCCTTAATTATTAAGGCTACAGGAAATGCCGCACTAGATGCGATTATTTCTAATGCAGGTAAAGGCTTGATATTAACCTCACTTTCTCAAGCGGAAAGTTTAGGGCTTACATTGAGTGCAAGTGCGAACGGTGCATCTCCTTTTTATGAGCATATCTCTGAATTTTTCAGACTAGCTCCCGAAGGAACGCTTTACTTATTTAACAACAAAACCGTTGCCAATCTTTTAGCTTTCATCAAAGAGAACAAAGAGGTTAAAGGTTTTGCAATCGTTGACGATTTTGGGGCGGCTACTCAAGAGGCTACAATTGCTCAATATCAATCAGGTATCATCAATGTATTAGCGACCGAAAACAGGTTGATTGATTTTGGTGTGATCGGTTGGAACAATTTCAACATTGCCAATGCAATTGATTTGACGGAGTTAGACGCTCCTCAAATTTCTGTTTTAGTCGTTGGTTCTGGAACGTCAGGCTTTGCGGCTGTAGGTGCATTTTTAGGAATGTTAGCCGTTCGTAAAGTAAATGAAAATGCTGGTTCTGTGGATATTCAAAACAAGCCACTTGAAAAAAGAGGCTCGTCAGACTATACATTGACTGACAAAAACAAAGGTTTATGGGTTAATCCAAAATTAACTGGAGGTGCAACAATCAGCTCATTGACAAAGGCACAATTAACCGATTTAGAGAGCAAAGGATACATTTATGCGGCATCGTATGAGGGTTATCCTGGTGCATTCTTCACGAACTCAAAAACGTGTATCAGTCAAGCATCCGACTACTGTTTTATCGAAAACAATCGCGTTTGGAATAAAGCGGCAAGAACGTTGAGAATTGCCCTTTTGCCAGAAGTAAAAGGAGTTGTCAAAAAGAACCCAACTACAGGGTTTATCAAGTCCACAACCATAAGCCGTTGGACAGGTATAGCCAACAAAGCGTTGGAGCAAATGGTTAATAATGACGAAATAAGCGGTTTTGAAAATTATATTAATCCAGCTCAAGTAGTTAATAGTACTCAGCCGGTAAAAATAACTTCAAAAGTAGTTATGGACGGCATCGTTCACGAGTTTGAAGTGGCTTTAGGTTTAACCAATTCAATAAATTAAGATGAGCACGATAGTAAATAAATTCGGTGTAATGCAGGGCTGGAACGCAGTTACTGCCAATCTTTTAGGTAGAGACCTAGAAGGAGTTACGGAACTCGCATACAGCGACTCGCAAAAAAAGGAGAACGTTTACGGAGCGGGAGCATTTCCCATTGGTCGAGGTCGTGGGAACTATGAGGCGAAAGCAACCATTACGCTTTTAAAAGAGGAGGTTGATGCTTTGAAACTTGCATTACCTGCAGGTAAAACAATTCAGGACATCGCTCCTTTTGATATTGTTGTGGAGTATGAAACTGAAAACGGATCTATCAAAAAAGATAGAATTCGCAATGCGGAGTTTATGGGCGATGGCGTTGAAGTAAAACAAAACGATATGAGCATTGCCACAAAATATGAATTATTAATCAGCCACATTGAGTGGAATGTAATCTAAAAAATATGCCAGAAGTTGAAAACAAAAAAGAGGTTATTGTTAAGCCATACACAGCGGAAGCGGTGGCGGAACACGAAGGCAAAGTAGGTGGAAAATCGAACTTGCGTGAAATTATCGTTACCGACGATGAAGGCGTAGATTTTTATTATTTGGTAAAACGCCCTAGTCGAAGCGTAATTCAAGCCATTACGAGTGCTAACGGCAAAAACGATATCAACGGAGCCTCAAAAATCTTGTTAGGATGCGTTTTAGAGGGCGATATGGAAGCCCTTGAAAATAATGGCGCAATGTATCTGGCACTTGTAGAAAATATTACAACTTTAATAAGCGGTGTTAAGAGCGAGATAAAAAAGCTTTAGAAGGGTCTGAACTTGACCCAGAGGACAAAGAGGACGAAAACCAATGGATAGAAAAAGTAAATGCTATCCTGCGGTTTTCTCTTAAAGTTAACCCCGAAGAGCTTTCCAATAAGGAATGGTCGAAGTTATACAATGAGTGGGCTTATGTGCGAAAAAAGGAAAATGAAGCGCTTGAAATAGTTATAAAAAACGCCCTCTTCGAATTTGGAAAGGCGTTCTTATCTCGATAACCTTTTTTGAGCTCTTTTGTTTAAAACCTTTTCAATTGCTTTAAGAAAAAATAAAACCACTTTCAAAAATTTAGGAACAATAAAAGTGTTAGCCAATAGTAGTGAAATAAAAATCACAAAGGCCATAATCACATAAAAAGTAAAAGTTTCATACATCGTTATACGAATTTGAGCAAAGATAATAAAAATGTCAAACGCAATTACAACTTGGGAACTAAAGTTCAAGGACTTAATTTCAAACTCGGTACAGAAAGTACAAGAGGTTGTAAATACGGCTAGTACACGAGTTGATAATTTAGGGGCTTGCTTTAAAAGATTAAACGCAATCGATTTGCAAGCTATATCGCAATCGGCTCAAAATTTAAACCAACGATTTGAAAATCTAAACGCACCTTTCATAAGTTACGAAAGCGGACTTGCAGAGGTTTCTGCCATTACGGGAGTTACCGGTGCGGCACTTGACGATTTGGGCGAAAAAGCCCGCAAAAGTGCCAAAGACTTTGGCGGAGAGGCAACGGATAGTTTGAACACTTATAAAACCTTGCTTTCCCGTTTAGGCCCTGATATTGCCAAATCGCCCGAAGCTTTAGAAAAGATGGAACGCAATGTTCGTACACTTTCTAAAACAATGGGTAACGATGCGGCAGGTTCTGTAGATGCTCTTACCACAGCGATGCTTCAGTACGGCGTAGACTTATCCGATCCTACTGCAGCTCAAGAAGAGATGACTCGAATGATGAACATTATGGCGGCTGGTGCAAAAGAAGGAGCGGCAGAAGTTCCAAGTATTGCGGCAGCTTTAAAAGTAGCGGGGGTCCAGGCCAAACAATCGAATGTTTCCTTTGAAGAAACAAACGCCGTTTTGCAAGCATTAGCCGCTGGTGGAAAAGAAGGCTCGGAGGCGGGTGTTGCTTTGCGTAATGTATTAGGTAAAATGGCTGGAGTAGATGTATTGCCTAAAGAAGCCGTTGAAAAATTAAGCCGATTAGGTGTTAATATGAATGTGGTTTCTAATACCTCGCTACCATTGACTACCCGTTTACGAGAGCTTAAAAAAGCACAAGGCGATGCTACAATTATGGCTCAAATGTTTGGTACTGAAAATGCGGCTGCTGCAAGTATAATGCTAAACAGTGTAGACGCTCAGGATGAACTAAGGAGCAAAATTGTAAACACCAATACTGCACAAGAACAGGCGGCTGTGATGATGGATACTACAGCCGAAAAGCAAAGCAGGCTTAACGCATGGTACAATGACGCTAAAATTGCAATAGGCGAATACACCGCAGCTTATTCTCCTTATGTAAGTGCTGGAGCAAATGCTATTAGTATTATGGCCGACGGAAAAAACGCTTACGAAGGATATAAAACGGCATTAAGTGGCGTAAAAACAATGCTAGGTTTAACAGCAGATCAATCCTTAATAAGTGCGGCAAAAACAAAAATTGTATCTGTTGCTCAACGGGTTTGGACTGGAATAACTGGCTTAGCCACTGCCGCACAAATGGGATTGAATGCGGCAATGACTGCAAACCCAATAGGTGTAATAATTCTTGCTATTGTAGCACTTATTGCCGTGGTGGCTACCATAATTAATTACTGGGACAGTTGGGGTGCGGCAATGAGTTTATTATTGGGACCAATTGGAATTGTCATCGGAGCGTTCAAATCAATTTACGACCATTGGGAAAGTATTAAAACCGCTTTTAAAACGGATGGAATTATTGGGGGCTTAAAACGTATTGGAATGGTTATTATAGATGCTATATTGAAACCAATGCAACAATTATTTGAAATGGTTGGTTTGGACTCTTTGGCCAAAAAAATTGAGAAATTTAGAAACGATAACAAATTAGTTACCAAAGGCGAAAAAGAACAAAATGCAAAAGAGGCGCTTGAAGCAAAAGCAGATCAAAAGCAAACCGCGACCAAAAAATCAAAAGTAGTTTTAGATTCAAAAACCGAAACACCCGGCACAATATCTTTAAAAAATTTAGGGCAAACCACTACCGATAAAAATACTAAAAACGCGGGAGTAACTGCAACTGATGGCAATAACGTAAGTAAGTCAATAGTTCAAAACTTAACAGTTAATAATCATTTTGGGGTAAACGGTTCAATGGATATACGAAAAATAGCCGATGAAGTAACCGGGTTAATAATTGATCGTCTTCGTGACGGAGTGATACAAATAGGATAAAATGGCAGATTCAAGATACAACCTTTCGCAATTATTTCAAGCCGCTTTTGGGATTAACGCTCCCGTATTTATTACGGAGCCTTTATCAAAAGAGCAAAAGGAAACCTTTGATTACAAAGGGATCGAAATTATAAAAGATTACCATAAATCGGAAGCAACCAGCTGGATGGGTACGCCTATAATTGGGCTTCTAAAATTTAAAGGCGGAACGTATAAACAATATAACTCGAATGGAGTTTTAGACGATAAACAAATGCCGGACTTTACATTGCCACCTGCAACCTTGTTTTCATTTCGTAGAGCAAAAAATATTACAAAAACAAATCTTTTAGGAAGCAACGGTACCGTTAGAGAAATATTTGGATTTGATGATTGGATAATTGATGTTAAAGGAATGGCGATAGATACGCCCGAAATGAGTGCGACTGACCAAATTAAAACTTTGGGAGAATGGGAAAATTTAGCGGCATCAATTGAAATAAGTGGGAGCCTGTTTACTAACAAAAATATTCACGCCATTACAATTGATGACTATAAAGAAGAAAGCGTACAGGGTTCTCCAGGTATTATTCCTTTCTCAATGTCTTTAAGTTCGGATGAGTCTATTGTTTTGATTTTGCCAGACACAAATAAGAAGGTATGACCCTAGCGATGAATTGTAAAATAGTCTTTTCGGAAAATGAAAGGCGACCAGCAATTACTTTAACCCAAGTTACTGAAATAGTCGTTGAAAGCTCGTGGAAGCTTTTAACGGATACAGCTGAAATAGTGATTCCACGTAAAGTAAAGTTCTTTGATAAAAACAGTGTACGTAATACTTTTCGCCGGGGCGATTATGTAACGATTGCTTTTGGCTATAATGGCAATAATGTCGAGGAGTTCCGAGGCTATATAACAGAAGTTTCTGCAGATATTCCGATTAGAATAAAACTGCAGGACGAAATGTGGAAGCTCAAACAAATTCCTGTAAACTTTAGTAGTCCAAATATTAGCCTCAAAGAGTTGCTTTCCAATATTGCACCAGGTTATAAAATTGATGCTTTGGAAGGTGTTCAAATAGGAAGTGTTCGCTTTCCTAAAACTACGGTTGCCGAAGTTTTAGAAAAATTGCAACAAGAGCCGTGGAAATTGAATACTTACTTTAAAACGGTCAACGGCTCTCCGGTTCTTGTGTGTGGTAAGTATTATTCCGATGACAGCGATGAGGCAAAAGTGAACTTTGACTTAGAGCGAAACTGTGTAAGCAGCTCTCTGAATTACGTCCGTAAAGACGATATTCAAATATTAATCAAAGGAGTTTCAACTTTATCGAATGGGACAAAAATTGAAGTGGAGTTTGGAGATAAAGACGGGCAAACAAGACAGCTCACTCATTATAATAAAACAAAAAGTGAACTCGAAGTTTTGGTAAAACTGGACTTCGAAAAAAGTAAGCAAGACCGGTTCGATGGGTCATTTACTGCTTTTGGAATTCCATCAGTAAAGCACGGACAAAAAGCGGATTTAACAAGTTCCTTATATGATGATAGGAACGGACTTTATTATATCGAAGGAGTTGCAAAAACATTTAACCGGGAGGGAATTCGTCAGGTTATAAAATTAGATCAAAAAACAAGTTGAAACGAGGAGATAACATAACGGAGCTTGGCGCGGTTCTCAACGAGAGAACTAAAAAACTGATTGATGTTCAAACGCATTGGTGCAATGTGAAATCAGTTGACTGGGACAAAAAAACAATGGTTGCAACCGGCTTAGTTGACGATTTGGATTTTTTCGATGTTAACCTCGGAATTGGTTCAATTTATAAAAAGCCAAAAGTTAAAACAAAATGCCTTATAGGTATCATTAACAATAATATTGCCGATGCCTTTTTGATTGAATGCGATGAGATTGAAATATTAGAAATAATTGATGAAACGGGGTTTAAAATAGTTTTAAAGGACGGCCTACTAACTTTTAATGGGGATCAATTTGGCGGTTTGGTAAATGCAAAAGAGTTGAAATTACAGGTTGATAAAAACACGCTAATAATTCAAAAAATGCAAGAAGTTTTTACGACTTGGACTCCAGTACCCCAAGATGGGGGTTCTGCATTAAAAAGTTTGGTTAGCCTGTTTACAAATTTGCAAAGAGCCGATTTATCAAATATTGAAAATGAAAAAATTAAACACGGATAATGATACTTGCTAAGGACATATTATTGGATGACACAGATGATATAGCTATCATTAACGGCGATTTTTTCATTGACGAAAGCACTCTGCAAGAGGTTGGAATCATTTTAAGATTAAACTCTGGAGAGTTAAAGAGCGATCCCGTTTTAGCTCCTAATTTGATACAGCTTGTAAAGGCTGAGGCGAACGATCAAGAGTTTGAGGAGCGGGTTAGATTGTTTTTAAAACGTGATAATAAAAATTATGATGATATTAAAAAGTTAATCAATATAAAAAATAGATAATGGGCGAACTACTTAATGAAATTATTTTGCTTTCGGCTACAGGCGGAATCGGCGGTTTTTGCGGTTGGTTTTTTACAAGAAAAAAGCTTAATGCGGAAGCAACGGGTAGTGAAATAGATAACGGTTCTAAAGTAGTAGAGCTTTATAAAAATGCTTTGGACGACTTGAGTGTTCGGTACGAACAAAAGTACCAGGATATTGAAAACCGATGCAAAAACATAGAAAGGCTTTTTGATAGTAAAGAAAAACTACTGCAACAGGAGTTAGAGTTATTAAAAAAGCAAGTCGTTCTCTACAAGAAAATGTATGATGACAAAGTAAGAGAATTTAACAAATATAAAAAGGAGCATCCGTGATAACTGTATTATCTAATCAATCAGTTTTAGACATTGCCATTCAAGAAGATGGGAACGTTTTAGCCGCTTTCGAGTGGGCTATCGCCAATGGCATCTCTATCACTGAAGAATTAGAGCCAGGACAAAAACTCACCTCTCAAGTTTCGGTGTTTAGAAATGATGATGTAGCCCGTTATTTTGGAGGAAAAAAACAAATGATTGCTACAGCAATGATTAACGAAAGCGAAATCAATCCGCCAGTAGGCATAGGCTCAATGATTATAGAAACAAACTTTATAGTACAATAATGGCACGAACAATAGAAGAAATACAAGGAGCGATGCTTTCGCAAATAGCAACCGACCCAAACTTATCGGCGATGAATTCCACGAGTAAGGTGGCATTGTACAGGCTGTTTACATTTGTGGTCGCCTTTTCTATTTGGGCACTCGAAAAGATTTTCGACCAGCACACAATAGACATCGACACCCGAATTTCCGAACAAAAGTCCGGCACAAAAAACTGGTATAAAAACAAGGCTTTGGACTTTCAATACGGCTTTTACTTGATGACCGATAGCGACGTGTACGACAATACTTTAGCCACTGATGAACAAATTGAAGCTTCAAAGATTGTCAAATATTGCTCGGTTAAAGAATCTCAGGAATCAAACCGATTAATTGTAAAAATAGCCAGTGAGGTAAATGAGGTCCTGGAACCGTTGACTGATGACCAACTGGATAGCTTTACGGCGTATATCGAGGAGATTAAGTATGCGGGTGTAAAAGTTAAAGTGGTAAACAATCCTGCCGATAAATTGATTTTGGATTTAGTTGTTTTCCGTGACCCATTGGTTTTGAGCGATACTGGAATGAGTATTCGGAATCCCAGCCAACCGATTGAAGACAGAATTAAGGCTTATATGAAAGAGCTTCCTTTTAATGGAGAGTTGGTTTTAAACGATATGATCGAGCAATTGCGTAAAGTGCCAGGCGTGGTAAACGTGCATATTCAGAGTGCGAGCTCAAGCCACTTTGATGTGGGTGGTTATACTGACTTTACCACATTCAATATTGCACGAATTCCAGAAGCGGGTTATTTTAAAATTGAAAACTTCGACACAATAGCTTATGTGGTATAGTGTAGATTGGAATAGGCTGGTATTGTTGCTTTTGCCAACATTTTTGCGAAAGCCAAAGACTGTGGCTTTTTTGCAAGCCTTGGTCGCGCCAATTTCGCAACTGCATTATCAGTGGACTTTGCTACGGTTTGATCACTATTACAAACTCTATCATAACGGTCAAGTTTGTAAACTTCGAAAATTATTGAATGATGAATTGGACCCGGCTTTGCGACGGATTTACATAACCGACGGCAACTCGTTTCCTAGAAAATACATTTATACCAGGGCAGAAAATAAGCCTGTGTTTATTGGTACAATGTTTATTTATCAAAATGACGAATATACAAACACGGGTGCGGATTTTACGGTATTTGTGCCTGCCGAAATTGTAAACACAAAAATACACGAGCTACGCGCTCTAATTGAATTTTACAAATTAGCGTCAAAACGCTACAAAATACAAGCTATATGAATACTTTAAACTTTAATCAATCGGTCGGTTTTCCTTTGGAAACGGACATACTGGACAGCATGCAAACGGCTTACTCCATCTTCAACGCACTTGGAGCTATTGCAGGCGAAAAGTCCATTATTTTAGGCTGCAACACCATTGGAGTGAATGTGTCTGACGGTGTTATTTATTTAAATGGCGAAGTTTTAAGGTTCGTGGGCGGATTTGCACAAGAAACAATTATCATTCAGGAAAATATTACTTCGCTCGAATTCGAAGACGGAAATTCAAACGAAGTAATTAAAGAGCGTTTCGCCACTTTTGGAACTGGAACGACCTCATACCCGTGGGCTGATTTCAAACGTGGAATGCCAACTATTGAAATTGTGGCCGCTTTACTTTTAAAAGCCGACAAATCGGTTGTAGATGCTTTGCTTACTTTGGTAGGAACAATGAACACAAAGCTTGGCGGCATTCAAGATGGTGCTCAAGTAAATGTTAAGGCGAATTGGGCAGAAGCCAACCCAACGAGCCCAGCCTTTATCCAAAACAAACCTACTGTGGTGACTATTTTGCGTCAAGGGGTTGCTGTTCTTGGCGATGTCTCTACAACAGATCAAATTAAGACCGTGACTTTTCCGACCGTTGGCACAAACAATTATATGGTAATCGGCACTATGATTTCAAATTCAAGCAGCTTCGACACGGATAACGATGTTATTTGGGTAATTCGTGAAAAGGCAAACAATTCTTTTAAAATAGGCCTTAGAGAAGTTTCTGGTCCTATACAAAATTTATCTTTTGAATACATTTTAATTCCACTGGCATAATGGCTACAAATTTAAACACGATAAAAAACTGGTTTAAAACCGGTTTAAAACCTACACAGGCTCAATTTTGGGCGTGGATGGACTCATACTGGCACAAGGACGAAACGATACCGACAAATAAGATTGATGGACTTGAAAACGCTTTAAATTCTAAAGCATCCAACGAACAACTTGCAGGTAAAGTTGATCGCGGTGGTTATGAGGGTACGGCTCAGGATTTAGCGGATGCGATTGAAAATATACCTGAACAAGTTGAGGAATTGCTTTCAGACGCAGGAAACCGAACTGTAAAATTGGTAACAGACGAAGATCCATATTTTTTAATTCAATCAGACGACAATAAATTTCTAACAATCACAACGGAGTTTGACCCCGTTTTAAGTTTAGGATTTACAGCTAACACGGAATTTTGGATTAAAAATACCTCGCCTACACCGAGAGAGGTTACATTTGATACTGCCATTGAATTTATAGGCTCTCCTTTAATCCCAACCAACGGACTAGCTATTTTAAAATTAATTGAAGTTGTTGATGATGTGGAATATTGGAGTGTTAACCACTTATTAGCTAATGGAACGCCTAGTGGTGACGGTTTTAAGAAAAACATATTTTTCACAACCTCATTAGCTGATTTAGGATTGACCACATTTGACGAACTCACAAACGAAATTGTAAAAGATTGGATTGATAGTTTGGAAATTGTCGAAAATGATAATGAGATTTATTATTTTGACATTACGGATGAAGTTGAAACTACATATAATTTTGAGTTAACAAGTCCTAATTGGGCATTTGAAGGAGTTACTGATGAAGCTAGTTTTATATACTGGTTAGGTAATCGGGTAAACTCACATGAAGACGCAAATGATTTAACAAATATAGAAGTTAGTAATTTTTCTCTGGTTGGTAATACAATTATCTGTAACATGATTGCTGATGGAACTATGTATACTTTAGATGGTCTTCAGTTGACTAATGCTGATAAAATAGGCGTTGTAAACGGTTTGCAAAGTTTAATGTTATTTAGTAACCAACTTACTTCATTTAATCCTGCTATTGATTTTCCTGATTTAGCAGTTTTAATAATTTCTCAAAACCAACTATCTATATTTAATCCGCCAGTTGGTTTGCCTGTTACAATGAGATATTTAGATTTAAACTCTAATGAGATGACAACTGCTGCATATACAGTAATGGAGAGTTGGGCAAATAGTTTATTGCCATTTACAAGTACTTGTAATGTTCTATTGGGGGGCAATACAGATTCTGTTTCAGGAACAACTTTAAAAACAATTTTAGAAAGTAAAAACTGTACCGTAAGCGGTTAATTATTATGAAAAAAAGAACCTACATATTAGAAAACAAGCCTAAAGGAGCTGAAGTAACTCCTGAAATGGTTAAGTTGTTAGTTCATGAAAATGAAACGGGATATATTCCCTTCGCCAACATCCAAACATCAAATTTCACAGCGGTTAATTTAGTAGCTTATTCCACAAATGGAACTTTAACAATTACCGACCCAACGCCCGAAACAAACAAGGGTTATATAGTTCACGTAGTTGGCGGTACAACCACAATAGACGGTGTAGGTTATACAGCTGGTGCTTTAGTTTACAGATTTTACAACGGTACGGTTTGGAGTAGTGTTGAGTATGCGAAAAAAAGCGACTTACCTATAACTATAATTCAAAATAATATTGTAAGTACAGATTCAACAACACCATTTTTAGCACGAACAATTCCAATTGGCAAACTAAACGAAATCAAAAAAATAAAAATTGAAGCGCAATTAATAACCGAACTTGATTTTCCTTCGGCTGTTATAAAGTTAAGAAATACTATTGATGATTCTGAAATTGAAGTATTTAATGATAGTTTAAACTCTTCTTTGTTTGCGGTAATTGACAAAACAATATACATAAATCCAGATAACAGCATAGTAGTTAATCCAGAAGTATTTCTTGACTTTCATTTAAATAATGGAATAGGTAGTAATTCAATTATTTCTTTTGTGCCAAATGAAGCCTATGAGTTGGATTTGTATATAGTCGCTGGTGCTGGCGATGTAATAAATAATTTAGGAATGAGTGTAATAGTTTACAAATAATTAATTTAATACTTTAAAAAATGGAACGTATTTTTCAAAAAAACAATTATCAACTAGAATCTAGTTTAGAGCCTGTTAAAATTTTTAATGAGGGTAGTTTAAATAAAGGAATGATTCCTGTTAAGTCAGGTAAAATCTATTCTTTTAAATCAAAAATTGAAATAAATGACGAGCAATTGTCATTTAGTCAAATCAATTTTAAAATGAATGGAGATTTATCAAATGTAAAAGACATTTCTTTTATTTCAAAAGTAACCTCATTGCCTATTGGAACACTTCCAACAGTAGAAAAATCACAAACTAATTTCGGTTTAAATGAAATTTTAGACGGTGGTTCAAGTATTACCGAAAATACACTAATTGAAATTGAGGGTGTTTTTAAATGTATTGAAAATACCTTTTTACAGCCTTGTTTTTCTTTTGACGATTTTGGAGGTAGAATTGTTGTTGAAGGCTCTTATTTTATTCTAAATGAAATTCAAACCACAAGCGACATTGTGTAGTTTATACCCTCTTTAATTAGAGGGTTATTTTAATGCTTAATATCCATTGGCAAAATGCCCATAAATAGAACACTCACTAAATTAGGGGTATTTGTCGCCTATGTCCTGGACAAAATAGACAAAAATCATTGCTTCAAAAGCATTGACGAGAGTGTAAGTAATTAATTTAAATAGGAACTATGAAAACAATTTTGAAAGCCAAGTGGCACCTACACGCGTTGATTATCATTTTGATGCAGCCTGTAATTATGTACTCTGATAAAAACCCAGAGTGGTTTGACTTTGGGAATGTAGGTAACTTTTGGCGGTGGTTTATTCTAACCCTTGCATCCTTTTGTTTAGGCTTTGTGGTTGAGTGGATTCAAAGAAAATTCTTTGGAGCACATAAAGAGCTGGGCGGTAATAAAAGAAGTTGGCAGGACATTTACGCTACAACGGTGGCGGGTGCGGTTGGTATCGCCGTTAACGAACTTTGGTTTGCAGTAGGGGTTTTGACTGCTATAATTATACTTGAAGTTATTAGGCGGAAAAACAAGTAATTGAATTTCCCGGAGGTGGGAATTAAAAAAAGTCCTCCAACAATTAAAAACTTCTCACGGTAATTTAATTATAGCACAAGCCACAGCGTTGGAGGACAAAAGTCTTCTAGTGCTGTGGCTTTGCTGTTTTTATTAATTATCCTGAGAGGCACAAATATACAAATCATTAATCATCAATCAAAAATCGAATGGAAAAAAAGAAAGTTTTTACAACGGCGCCTTTGCCGTTTATGGGTCAGAAAAGAAAGTTTTTAAAGCAGTTTAAGCCTGCTTTAATTAATTATTCGCAAACGGCAACTTATGTTGACTTATTTGGTGGAAGCGGTTTATTAAGCCACACGGTTAAGGCTATTTATCCAGATGCCACAGTAATTTACAATGATTTTGACAATTATCGCGAGCGACTTGATAACATCGACAAGACCAATCGCTTAATTGGGGATATTAGAGCGATTTTGGGCGATTTCCCGAAAGATAAACGCATAGGTGTAGAATTTTTAAAACGGGTTCTTAAGGACGACATGGCGGGTTATGTTGATTACATAACCTTGAGTAGTTCGATTTTGTTTTCAATGAAGTATGTGCAATCATTTGAAGCTTTAGCGAAAGAAACGCTTTACAATTGTGTGCGGCAGTCCGATTATGATGCTACAGGTTATTTGCATGGCCTGACCGTTGTTTCCAAATGTTATAAAGAATTGTTTGCGGAATATAAACATTTGGAAAATGTGGTTTTTATGGTTGATCCGCCTTATTTGTCCACTGAAGCCGGAACATACAAAAGTTTTTGGAAGTTAAAGGATTATTTGGACGTTTTGCAGGTTCTGGACGGCACTAAGTATTTTTACTTTACCTCAAACAAGTCTTCAATCATTGAGTTGTGTGAGTGGATTGAAACGAAAACGCCTATGAGCAACCCGTTTATTGGCTCTACAACTGCCACAATGAACGCAACAATGAATTATAACTCAAGTTATACGGATATAATGCTTTACAAGTATGAATAAGTATCACGAAATTTTAGACAAAATCTTGACAAAAGGAAGGTGTCAAGAGAATAAAAAAGGATCAATTACTTATCTAGTTAATCAAGCATTAGAGTTAAAGCCAATTGATTTATTGGAGCTATTTGAGGGGCATTCAGTTGCAAAAAAGAAGCTTAAAGATGAGTTGGTTTTGTTTATGCGAGGCGAGCGAATGACAGAGGCTTACCGTGAAATCGGAGTAAGTTGGTGGGACTATTGTGGACCTATTTTAGTAAATAGCTATCCTACATATTTTGAACAGTTGCCAAAGCTTATTGAGAAAATCAATATAGAAAAGCGAACGTCAAAGAACTACGTTTTGTTTCTTGGTTCTAACAACACCGAGAGTAACCAACAGCCGTGCTTAAGTTTGATACAGTTTCAAATTGATAAAGGCAAACTAATTGTGAGTGCTTATCAGCGTAGTTCTGATGCATCCCTTGGACTACCGTCTGACATTTATCACCTGTACTTGATAAGTAAACAGATTGAGCTGCAGTTGAAGTCTATAACATTGTTCTTGGGTAATGTTCACATCTATGAGAACAACATAGAGGGCACTAGGGAGTTGTTGAGTGGCGAAGCGGTTAAGTTTAATTTAAACGTTGGTTAAATGCTATTTAAAGGCCGATGTGGATGCATCGGCTTTTGGATTTTTATGGTACTTTTGGTTTTGAAAATTTATACTTTTCGTTTTGCCGATTATACTTAGATGAAAGAATTATACAGCATAATTCAGGAAAAACTATAACCACTAGTAAAAAGATGCCTTGGGAAATCTTATATTATGAAGTTGCTTTTAACAAAGAGGA